CCTTTAGCTCATCACTGTTTACAGACCCACTTGTATCAACACCAACCAGTATATGATTCTTGAATTTAATCTTAAGGCCGGGGTTCTCTGAATAACGTTTGTTGTACTTACGTCTCAGCTTTTTAGTGTATACTATACTAGAATTACCAACAAATCTTCTAAGGTATCCTTTCCAATCAAACTTAGCAGGTTCAACATGCATCAGTCTTTTAATAAGTTCAGATAACTCTCCAGGTACAGTACCCTGTTTCTTAATTGTTTCTTCTGTTGCTTCTTTAAGCTGATGATCAACTTGCTTCTGTACCAGTTTCTTATCTGCTTCAGATAGTTCATCAAATTCATCCCATGTACCATGACAATACTGACTATTACCATCCATTTGATCCATTAAGCTATCCAAAGATGGACTACTTCCATCCTCCCGTGCTTGTTCCAATAACTCATAGTACTTTTTAGTACCTGCTTTATTAGGAAGATTCAACTCTGGAAAACTAGAAAGTAATAACCCACCATCTGGTAACTTATGCTCCGGTATGTATTGATTAATCTCTAAATCAGCAGCTATATTAAACAGCTTATGATCTGAATAAAGATCTCTCATTATTAAATGCCCAAATGCTATGTGTAAAAGTTCATGCTTAATCAGCCCTGACCTGTGATCTTCACTTAAACTAGTGTAAAACTCAGGATTAACTGTTAACTGCATGCCAATACCGTGTTTACTAACACCTGCTGTAGGTATCTTGTCACTGAATTGTTTATTTATACCAATCAAAAAAAGCCCGTAAAAGGGCTCACTAAGTATTAAATTTTTAGTTGTCTTAGCAACTAAGTCTTGTATATTTACCATATCTAATTATTCATAATTTCTAATAAAATGTTTTTGTATACAGAATTTTGTTTCTCACCATTTATCTTTCTGTTTATTACCTTAACTGTAAGTTCTATAGGTGTATACTTAAGTTCCATTTCTTTAATAAATCTGGATCTCTTTTTATACCTCAGTGCTTTAGTTAAGAGTAAATCAAACATGGGTGACTTAGACTCAAAACTGTTATAACAACTAACTCCTAAGTCAAAATCTTCTGGTAATCCATTTAATAGCCTAACAATTTGAAAAAATTCTTTACTTGTCATCAGGCCCACTATCTAATATCTCTATCCATACACCCGGATTCTTTTTATCATATGTGTACTGAATAAAAACAGGTAAGATAAATTCTGCATTGTCATCTTCTATCCATCCTGCTTTAACCATATCATCCTGCACAGTCTGAGCTGGATTTATATAGTCAAACTTATGACGTGTACCTCTAACAAAAGTAAAAGATATTTTAGCAGGCATTTTATGCTTTGCTAATTCTTCTTTGAACTCACTGGCATACTTCTGATAATATTCCTTAGTGAGCTTTCTGTAATTTACTACAGTTTTACTTGCTATAAAGTACTTACCTGTCCATCTTCTTCCATTTTTACTGGAGGGTACAGAACCAGGTATCCACCATTTCTTATTTAAGTTTTTTTCCATATTCTTTATTTAATGTTTCTTTTAATAAAGGTTTTAACTCAGCATGTACTTTGTCAAAACCATACTCCTTCATTGCATCTGATATGTCTTTACATATAGTTAAAGCACAACCATTAATCTTATATGCTTTCACATACTTTTCAATTGCTGTTTTACCCGCTTCATCATTATCAAACAGTGTAATTACTTTATCATATTTCTTTTTCAGATATTGAACTATATGAGGCTTGATCATTGTATTTTCACTATCTGGTGCTAATACTTCAAGGTTATAACCTATTGATTTAAGACATAATGCATCTTTAAGGGATGAACATATTACCAAGTACGGTTTATCATACTTTAGTTGATCAAGTCCCTGCAGGTGTGAATTTACTTTATGAAATTTATGTTTGCTTTTTGGTTGATATATCTTATATAATTCACCGTATTTATCAAAGTAACCATAAATATGCAACCCCTCTACTTTAAGAGCACTAACTTGATTATTCTCTTCTTTAATCATGTTATAGTACTCAATAGGTTTTACATTATATTCATTAAGTATAGACATTCCTATTCTATAGGACAGCCAATAGCGGCTATCTTCTTCACTCCACGGTCTGTGTTTTATAAAATCTATCTGCCATTTAGCAGCAGGTTTAAGTTTTACTTCTTTAAAGTCTTCTGTCTTTACATATAAGTTATAGTCACTAACAACCTTCATGGCGGCTAATGGATAACTTAGGTTAAACATATGCTTTATCAAATCAATCTTATTACCACTTTTACCTGTAGAAAAGCATTTAAACTTATACTGTTGTAGATTAGTATCTACATAAATACATAAGCTTGCTGTCTTCTCAGAAGGATTAAATACAGAAATTATTTTAACATCTTGACCAGTCAATGACTCTGATAAATTTAGATAATGTTGAAATACCCAATAACTAGGTATATCTTCCATATCCAATACTAAATTTTTAGTGCTAAACATAAGGTCCTGTTTATAAAACAAAAAGGGGAGCGCTACACTCCCCTTAAAGCTTTATCAATACAAATTATTACAAATCAAAATCATCACCTGTTGTCTTTGCAGGTTCAAAATTGTTTGTAGTAGGTGAAACTTTCTTAACTACTTTTCTCAAATGATTATTATTATTTGAGTCATAAGTTAAAAGTCTACTTGGTTCAGTACCCAATGCTTCAATAGGTACACCAGCTTTACTTAGCTTAGGTAGAAACAAATCATTGTTTATATAACCATCTTTGTTTTCCCACTCACGTGAACCTAAACACATATTTACATACTCTGAGCCAGAAAACAATGAATTACATGCTGTCATAAACTCTTCAATAGTATTTGCACTGATCTTATCTAGTTCAGCTCTTTTACCCAGTGCCTCAGATAAAAAGATCATTGCTTTCATAACTTCTGTGTCACGGCTAATTTCATTACCGTTAGCTAAAGTTGTGTCTTTATATGCATAAGGGCTAAATCTAACTCTACCAACTTGACCTTGATAACGTGGCCCATTAGGATTGTTCTGATCTACAAGAAATCCTTGAAATTCACCATCTATAGGCTTACTTTCAATATTCAATGTGATATTATATGCGTCTGCATCATATGGTGTTTGATCAAAAGTAACAGAGTTGATTTTAACTACTTGATTACCTGGTTCAATTACTGGTTTTTCTTTGCCTGATCCGGCTGACATTCCGCTTGTACTTAACATAATTTTTTTCTTTTAATTAATTTTGATTTTTTACTCTTCATACTTTTTAATACAGTCTTTTACATACTGCAGGTTGTTTGGGATGAAGAAATCTTCAAACATACCTTGTGGTGATTTACATGTGTTCTCTCCATTGTTTTGAGTCTCAAAACCATATTCAAGTTCACCATCATCATTTTTATTTACCTTTCCAAATAGAACTATAGAAAACAGACCTTCCAAAGTTAGTGTGTTATCTATCATTTTACCAATGGTCTTTGCTTTAATTTTTCTATTACCATTGATATCAGTTGAATCTTCAGAGTGAGTTAAGAATATAACAGTTAAGTCATCTCTTAGATCTTTAGGCATCTTAGCTACTTGGGCAAGATTTGCTGCAATCTGAGTAAACTTGTCATAACCTTTCTCATTAGCTCTATCAAAGTACTCAAAAGAACTCATATACTGCCAGTCATCTATAACTAACGTCTTGATATGTGTCATGTTTTGATCTACATGACTAATAGCTTTCATAATACCTGCGGCAGATGAAGCTGATGCTAAGTTTCCTTTTTTGTTTTCTTTACTTATTAAAGTATAGTTTGTTTTCCATCCTTTGAATGGTAAAGGTTTGTTAGCAATATTTATAATGAACGTTTCATCTGGATTTAAATTTCTAATAGATGTAGACTTACCAGTTCCTGAGTCTGCAATGATTAATACACTTTGGGCCATTTTACTTATTTAATTTATTATTTATTACTTTGGTTAACGTTTTTAATGTCTGATTAATTTCCTCTAGTTTATTTACTAACGCAGATGATGGTGTTTCATCAGGGTTAGGTAAGGTAAACAAATCTACTTTACCTGTGTCTAAAAAATTTTGACCCGGTAATTCTTTTGATGTCACATCTTTAATAACTTTCAGTTCACTTACTGGCACTAGATGTCTTTGAAACCCTGAGCTTGATGTTGAAAGCTCAAACTCTTCCCTCCAATGAGGGTTATGTTTCAAAAGATATAATGTCCTTTTAGGATCTTCAGAATCATAACTTATGCTTACAAATTCTGTATATATATTTTCTTCTTTTTCTAATTCACTAGGAAAGAAACTGATATGCAGTTCATCTTTTCCTCCTGGCCTGTAAGCCATCTTTGGAATATATAATGCATTAATTTTACCTTCAGTCTGAAAGTAATCTTCATGTTCTTCTCTTAAATCAGCTACTTTCTTTTTACGTTGATCTGGTGTTATTCCCATTGTTTTACTTTTTAATTTATTATCTTCTTTCTTGTTGTCCTGGTGTTGCCATTTCATCTATTTGCATCTGTTCAAACTTAGCCTTGAAAAAACTCATTCTTGCATCTCCATTTCTTGCTTTAAGAAAATGTAATACAAGAGTTCTATCATTTTCAATGATATATCTATCAGGACCATAGAATCCAATCTTCTGTTTAGCAGGTCTATTGATACCAATTAACATATCTGCATGTTGAAGCATAGCATCTGAACCAAATATATCTGACTCAAGTATATAGTTACCATACTTACCATTAATTGCTCTGTCTGGGTTATCTATATTCCTATTAAGCTGCGATAATGCAATAAACAAACACGGATAATCTCTTTTACACTGTGTAAAGAACTCACCCAACTCAAATAACATATCTAATGTGCTATTCTGATACGGTGCTCTCTTTACTAACATAGTATGATCAAGAGTTATGATTGTTTTTTTTCCTTTATGCATATCCATATACATATCAATTTGCTCACGCATCTGATTTACAGTCATGGGTGTTGATATAATATCAACCGGATTCTTAACTCTTTCTTTAGCATACTGATGACATGTGTTTAGTACATCAGAAGTTAAAACACTGCCTGCACTACATAACTCTTTGTAAGTCTTACCAGTAACAGAACTAAACTCTCTAATGGCTGAGGTTCTACCCACCATCTCAAATTGAAATTCTAATACCCTGAAGTCATCATTTGGGTTAAGTGCAAAAGACTCACGTATAATCTGATCTTTAATCAAAGTTTTACCTGAACCCGGTCTACCACCAATAACTGTTAGAGTATTCCATTCTAAACCATCAGTGGCAGCATCATTAAACTTAGGCCAAGGTGTATATATTGACTTTTCAGTCCCATTCTGTCTGCCTTGCATATATTTCAATGCTTCATTGAATGCAGCATACTGCCCCACCCAACCTTCTGTTGGTTTAGCCATTCTCTATTATATATATAATACTTGTTACATTGTCTATGCTTGAATTACATGATTCAGTATCTGGTACCCAATCACCATCTCTAAGCATCTGAAAATCCTCAAGTATAAGGTTTAATTTATTTAATGCTTCTTCCTGTTCTTCTATTGTCATACTACTTTTTCTTTAAATGTTTTCTGTTCTGTATCAATACCATCTCTAATCATATCACAGTAGTCAGCTAACGTAGAAGACTTAACCTTATGCTTATCTTGTTTACATATAAAGTACTGACTTGTCTGCATGTACATATAACCTGCATCTCTGTACTCATTTACGTACATCTTAGTTGCTTTTATAACATCAGACCACTCATAGTCATATGTCTCAAAAAACCACCTGAATGACTCTGATAACATTTTTACATTTACTCTAGCAGGTTTACCGCTTGGTAACTTCTGATTAGGAAATACCTGCCTATAAATATTAATATTATCAGCAAAGTCTTTACCCATTAGTTGTATATCAGTCTTCTTCTTAGCTTTAACAAAGTAATTATCTAAGGTTGCACAGAAAGCTCTGCCTTCTGGAGTTATTTTATATAAAGTACCATCATAAGTAAGAAAACCTCTTGCAACAAGGGCATCTTTGTCATCTCCATTACTAATTGGCAATGAAATTTTTTGCTTCATCCCAAATAGAATCAAAGCTTGGTTTGGTGTTACTTTCTGTTTTAATATTTTCTGGAATAGTTCCCACATGTTCTGTTAGTTTGTTAAGTAGTTTCTGTTGTGCATATATTATTAATTTGTCTTTTGCAAAGAATCCATTCTCTACATTTTTAATATGGTTAATTACACTTCCATGATTCCTACGAATAGCTTTACCTATTGCTGACTTAGTATGGCCATCTTTATAAGCCAAATAACTCATAGCTTGTACAAACACTAAATATTCACGGAATCTAATTTTTTCTCTAATAGTCTTGACAAATTTATACTGAGGATAATCTTCTTTTATGCAACTAAGTGCACATAGCATATATACATCTAATTCAATCTTAAACTTCTTATCTAGTTCTTCATAGATATAAAGGTTAATACCATACTTACTTAAAAACTTCTTTTTAAAATTAAGTATCTCCAAATCTTTTGTAACTTCTTGATCTTTAGACATTTATCTGAGGGTTTTGTTTTACAAATATACTAATTACTACCATACTATACAAGTTTTACCCTGTCTTTCTAACTCCTGGTTTGCTTTACTGAACACATCATTGGAATCCCATATACCACCTCTATAAGCTGCTGATGCAGGATGACTACACTTCAACAACTTTTGGTTTGATAACAACAGCTGCCAAGCTTCTGCTTTTCTACCCATTAGAATAAAGACTATATCTTTATTATTCTTGTTTAACTCTGTAAACAGATACTCAGTAAAAGGTTTCCAGTTCCAAAAGTGTGATCCTATTTTATTAATCTCAACTGTAAGAGCT